GATGGATCCAGGTTAGGGTCCTTCCAGGTTTTTTCCTGTCTATTAATAATGGGTCCCTGGCCTTTAGTTTGTTCCACCAGGTCCTTCACGAAATTTATTGAGTCATCCATAATATATTACCTTTTGTACTTTGTTATTATCTGTTCTTTTCCCCCAGGGCATACGGACCAATTGACTGGGCCTTAATGATGCTGAGTCTGCTCCCAACATGGTTGCCAGGTTGAGGAATTTATACACCTTTCTTTCCTCCCGTCCTTCCACCTGGAACCAGGCATGGAGGGACTTATTGCCTGACCACACAATCATTCTCAGGGGCATATCCTTGGCCAACCTGTCAATTAACCCTGCCTGAATATCCCAGTTCCCTGCAATGTTGGGGTGATCAGATTCAAACACCACAAACTTCCTGGATAAGATGTTGTCCAGGCACCTTCCTCTGTCCAAACCCTTTAGGGGGTTGGGACAGATATACTGATATGGGTCTAATCCATCATTAACCCAGTCTGCCCTGGGCTTAACATCCCTGCCATTGAACACCTCTCTGCATAGATGTAACAAAGTATCAGACTTATAAAGTTCTGCCAGGATCCTATCCTGATCAGGGATTGAGTCTGAACGGGAACGAAGGTCATCAATGTCCCCCCTGCATCCAAATTCATTTATTAATTCATTGGATACTTTTCTCTTAGGTTTTACATACCTGGAGGGTTCCCCTGAAGACTGGTAGGTGTAATTCACTGCCCGTTCAATCTCCCCTGGTTCTAGTTCCCTCCTGGTAACCTTCTCAGATGCTTTATGCATCATATCAATTGCCTTTTCAGGGGGCACATTACAGGAGTTTAAAATGCCTGCCGTTTTTACAATGGACACATGATAACCGAAACCTTCCCGTTCCATGTTATCTAATAGTTTTGCCAGTTTGTCATGGGGACTGGACCCTTTATTTAATTTTGCCATATTCTCACCTTGTTTTAATTGTTGTTCCTTCCAATTCCAGGGGCAGTCGAAGTTGTTCTGCGTTGGGTCATCCCATAGTTTTGCCAGGGCCAAGCAGGTTGCTTCTTCAACTGAAGTGTCTGAGAATTTCATTTAATTCTTCTATTGTTTTTTCCAGGGCTATTCGTTTAGACCCGTCAGATTCCATCCTGGCCCTATGCCAGGACTGGAGTCTGTAAATTGCTTCTGCCAACTGCTCACATTTTATCTCATTTTCAGACTTAGCAATTTCGCAATGCCCACCCAGTTCCAGGGTTACCTGGGTATCTAATTTAAGAGTCTGCTGACTTTCGCTTACCATAAAATTCAACCTCCTTTTCAGGGCACAAATTGTTTATCTTGGATTTAATTGCCTGCAAATAGAACCACTGGTCAATTACTTCGTCTTCCAGGTCATTCATTCTTACATCGAGGGGCAATAAACCCCCGTGTTCCTTCTGACCTTTGTCATATTTTACCCTGGCCTTTTCCATGAAACGCACCATGCATTCATCACGGAATTTAGCAGACTCTATGAGTATACTTTCCTTTTCGGCATTTTCCTCTTCGGCCTTGCCATGAGCCACATTTTCCACCTTTGACATAATTCCTCTCCTTCCATTTTAGTTTTGGCCCAGGTTGCCAGGGTGGGAAAAGTGTCCCCCCTGGCTAACCTTGGACCTACGGGTTGTTCACCCATTACGGCATTCCAGTAGCGAACTTTGTACCTGGTCCCTAGTTGGACCAAAATTATTGTTTCCTCAAGATCGAGGGTCATACTTGTTCCTGATTCGCCACAAAGCATTCACTATCTTGAATGTTTCAAAACACTCTTCCAGTTTGCTTGGTTTGTACGAATGAACCCTAAACTTTGCCATTCCATCATCGTCAAACTCAGTGGTGCTAATATAAGCATTTGCACCCCATACTTCATGGTTATTTAGTGCCTGTTGCCCCCATTGGGCACAGGCATAAGCACTGATCTGCTCAGGTTGACCAGGGTAGGGTGTTGACGGGATTTTCTTGGTGCTTTTCCAGTCCAGTATAAAAGGTTGGCCCCCTTTGGTATAAGCGATAATATCTGCAGTACCTGCATACCCCTCTTCCTGGTTGACCACAACCTTCTCACATTCCTCTAATTTAAACCCTTTTTCGTTAAAGTAATTAACGGCAGGGGTTACAAATGGCACCAGGTCAATATGTATTTGCTTGATGGTTTTTTCACCTAGTAATACTGACTCAATTCCATCATGGATCCTGGTCCCTAAATTAGAGGCAGAGTCATCCCCGTAGATTGCATTCTTTACCCTGCGTTGAAAGACATTCAAAGGTTCATCCATTTTAGCAGGGTTATTGAATGCTTCTGCTATCATGGAATTTTGTTTCCACATTTCAAGCCCTGGGGCAGACTCTATTTTCTGTATTTCAGTTACAGAAAAATAGAGGCCTGCCTGCTTGGCTTTAGCAGGGGTTAGGTCAAAATGAGGGTTACCCTCCTTGTCATAACAATGGGGCATCAGAATGGATCCTCTTCATCATCGTCCTGACTCTTCTTAGGGGCACTCTTCTTAACCTTTTTCTTAGGTGCAGGTTCCTCCTCCTCGCTTATCCAGTCAGGAATGGGTGACCTTCTGTCCCCAGGGACTGCAGTATTAATTGAGGGAACATCGTCCTCAAGTTTTTTGCTAATCTTAGCAACAGACTGCACATATCCGTATTCTTTCCCTAATTTGGATGTACGAGTATTTATGGTGACCATAACTTTCTTCCCAATTTCATCACAATAATCGTAATCAGGGTCAGTAATAGGAGGTAATTTTCCACGGATAGCAGTAAGCAGTTTTACCAGATTGCTTCTTTCATCAGAAGACTGGGTCATTTCACCCGTCATTGAAAGGCAGGTATCACCTTCGTCATTAGTGTATGCAAATAAGAACCTGGTAACATCCCGTTCAAGCATTTCGCCAGGGTTGTTAAAGTCTTTTACAAGCACTTCATCGTTATCGAGAATATCCAGGAGAATACCAGGAAATGTCCCTGCACCTGCACTTTGATCTGACAGGTTCCAGGACCTGTTGGATCCCCCTGTTTTTTCCTTTATTTTGAACTTAGCCATAATTTATTTTAGGTTTTGGTTTAGTATGTTTATTACGAATTTAGTCATGGATATGCCTTCAGCATAAGCCTGGACCATTAATTGTTTTTTTAATTCAGCAGGTAGGCACACACTTAATTGTGCCCCTGGTGTACGAGGATTAGATTTTTCTCGTTTTGCAATGAGATTGCTAAATTCCTGTTTAATTTTGGATTCACTCATTTAATTTTCTTCCTAGCACCAGGAATACTGCCCTGTTTTAAAGTTGAAAAGATAGGTGTTTTAAAACCATGTGGATTAGTTAAATACCTGCCAGTGTCATGCAATTTAGATTCTAACTTTTCATAAAATATTGCTTTAGTTTTATGCATATTTGCCCCCCCCCGATTATATTTTATTTTCGGTGCGTTATTCATTTGTTTAAAAACCAGTGGGCGATTAAAATTGCATCGGCAGTTTTAAGGTTAACTTTTAATTTTGGATACAACCTTAGTGCGTGTTCCTTCAAAATCCTTTTCCGTTGTGGTCCTGTACTCTTCTGAAGCTTGGGTAACCCCTTCTGCCATACTTTTGGACTAACCAAGTGACAGGGTATTTGCAGACCCATTGCCAGGCCCTCAAATTGACCACAATTCTTTCCTAGTTTAAAACCTGCTGAACTAGGGATATTTTTACCCACAAATGGTGGAACATCTTCCAGGACCATCTGCACGGGTTCTGTCTCATTTGCTAGGTAGGGCCTAAGCTCATCTAGAAAATCTGCCATAGTAGTGAAGTTTTCAGCTACGCAGACATTGTTGTTGCTACATATTGCATATCCACCTGACATTCCAGGATCCACTGCAATAGTAATCATAGGGATGAACCTCCAAATATTGCCAGGGCAAAGGCAAACACTATGTATGCCCACACTAGGATGGATAGGCCAAAACCTATATAGTATAAAATATTACCTTCCTTTAACATTTTCATTTTCCTTTATAAGTTTATCTATATGCCTTTTAAGCAGGGACGAAAGTGATCTGTCCTGATCAAAGGCAAGCTTTTGCAATTTTCGCTTATAACCTTGTGGAAGGTGTACAGAGACAACTTCACGCTTGTTTTGTTTAACTTTAGGAGTACCAATCTTCATAGTTTTTTTGATTTATTTAACGGGGTTAAGAACATCATTAAGCACTTTTAATTTTACCATTTCAACAAAAATATGTTCAGATGTGAAAATTGAATACAAGTGATGCACTTTGATTAATTATGCATTTTATAATTGACAGGGGACTACAAAAAAACACAGGGTGAAACCCTGCCCAAATATTAATCCCTGCCAAAACAATAATTAACTATGAAAACAGAAGACAAAAGAGTATCTGTTGTTCTAACCCCTGAGCAATTAACTAGAATAAATAAACTCCAGGAAAGTATGGATATTGACCTGAGTAAAGTAGTCAGATGGTGCGTTGATACCTGCTTTGACATGGGTGAAACATTGCCTGACCTTCATGCAGTTATAGGACCTGAATACTCAGGTAAACTTAGACAGGTTATATCTGCCCGTTCTAATTTCCTCCTTGACACAATAGCAGAAGAGGCAGAAGATGTTTAAAATACTCTCTGCTAGGGCACCAAGCCCGTAGCAGAGAGTAATGTATTGATATATATACAGGGATAACAGGGATAACCCTATATATACAGGGAACATCAGGTAAGTTATGTTGCAGGTTTAACAGGGAACTTCATATATGTTAAGAACCTGGTAAACAGGGATTACATATATTATCAGGGATGGTCTTTTAATGGCCCATTAGGGGCCTAAAAAAGACCATAAACTTAAACAGGGATAGAAGCACTCAAGGCACAAAGACCCATGCTACGCATCAGGGGTAACATCGATAACAGGTGTTGCCTTCATTGCATCTAATTCCTTCTGCACTTCATCCAGGGACACTACCTTTTTATGCTCAACAATACTGGTTGCCTGGCCTAAGTCTGATTTTTCCTTATCCCTGAGTATTCCAAATGCTATAGGTAATACCCCTGCAGGAATTTCATCCTTTTCTAGCTTGTCTATTATTTTCATCAGGCAGGCTTGACTAGCATAACTAGTCAGGCCCATTGTCAGGGACTGAACCTTATCAATAGTTTTAGTTTCCCGTTTGGCAATGGCAGTAATGGTTTCAGGGGCACACTTGTTATCCTTAGCTATTCTGGTCAATGCTTTACCTTCAGATAATTCCTGGACAACCTTGGCATACCTTTCAGGATCCTTCTTTGCCAGTTTATCCCCTGTGAATAGAGAAGGGCATATATCTTCCTCTGTAGTCAGGGCAGGCAAGTTATCAGGTATTACTATCTTTCTCTTTTTCTTGGTTGGCATGTTACTCCTTTATTTCAATAGGAAATA